AATACCGTCGTATCACACGGCAATACCGTCGTACCAGACGCTAATGCTGATGTCTCATATCTTACTTGCTGTACTACTCGTCCTGAGAACTTGGGGTTTAACAAGTTCCAGCGTGCGTTAGTATTGTCATAGGATAATATATAAGCGTTATTAGCTCTAATATCTCCGGCTGCTAGTGCGGTTCCTCCATTCTTAACTATCGTTTTTGCTCCTAAATTATTTACCGCAAATGTTGGTGTGGTTGATGTATTATCTGCAGCAGCTATAAATGTTACTCGCTGTCCATTATTATAACCTCCATATGCTAAAATATTATCGGTAAATGATGTTATCGTATCGGTTCCTGATGCTATTACAAGCGGGTTGGTTCTTACTAATGTTTCTTCTTCAATAATAGGCCGTTTGCGACATGGAATATATGTAGAACCTTCTATTAATTCTACATTAGCAATCAATATAGTCGACGTATCGCTATCATTACTTCTTCTTATAGGCATTATATATAACGCATCACTCGAACCAACAGTCTTTCCTGATATGGATGGTACGTTTATACTAATACTATATTTTGCCCATGATGTTGTTAGATAAAAACTAGAAGATAGCGTCTCTACTGTAGTAGATCCTCCTGTGCCAAAGTTTTGTGCAATTTCACTATAGATTGGATATGTAGCATCAGTGGTTTTAGCGTAAAAACTCAAAACTACACTCTTGCCAGAAAACTTAGTTCCATCAAAACGAATATACCTTAATTGTGAGCCATTAGTTCCGCCACTAACAGCTTGCCATTGTAAATAATAATTAGGATTATTAGGTACTTCAGTTTGTCCTACTGTAAATGGTTGTCTGGTTATGGTGGCTACAGAACCACTAGCTGTCCAAAGCCAGCCATTGGAAACTTGTGCGTCTGTTGAAATACTAGAAAAACTCGTGCCATTATCCCAAAAGTCAAAGTTACTATTGATGATAAAGTTCTCTGGTGCCGCATTAGTTACTGCTGATGCTGCTTGCGATGCACTTAAGGCTGATGCCGTTGCTGATGTGGCTGATGCCGTTGCTGATGTGGCTGAGTTCGCTGCATAAGTAGATGAAGTGGTCGCACTGGCCGCTGAAGCTTCAGCTTGTGCCGCCGCTAAGGTTACTTGTTCATCGGGATTATAAGTAGAATTTTCAAAGCCATCACCAGTATCGTTCCATACTATGGCTTTGCCTGCTGAAGGGGTAGGAATAGAAACGCTTGTTATGGGAGAGCCTAAAGGCAAACTAAGTACACGAGTATCAAATTCTTTTAACTGCTGTGTCTGCTCGGTTAATTTATCCAAAGCTCCTTCAATAATTTTAGGGTCAAAAACCTTAGAAGTCGTCAAAGAAACCTGTTGCTCAAATGCAACATTACGAGAAATAATCACATATTGCAAAGCCGTAGGAGCTGAAGCAAAGGTTACTGTTCCACCAGTTTCATCAAAAACTAGAGTATAATCTGAACCTTGCGTTTTTAAGGTCTGAACTCCGGTAGAAATTACCTCTAGATAAACCTCAAGATATGTCGCAACTCCAATAGGAAACGAATATGTAAAATCAAGAGTTGAACTGTTTCCGGTATATTTCGCCGGAGCGTATGTGCTTCCTACTGTCATTTTTTTCTCCTTGTTTTATTATATCACACTGTTGCTAATATGCAACACTTAATCCATTTGGTCTGAAATAATTTTAGGTAATCCACCTTCTTGATTTTTAACAACCCAAGGAGTCCATCCTAAAAGTTTCTCAGTACCATAAATATACTCACCGTCCATAATATCTTTAGCCCCTTCCCAAATATTATAAAGTTTCTCAACTGGTAATCCGGCAAGGTTTCCGGCTGAAGCTGTCAAATCTTTTATAGCATCAAAGAAATCTTCACTTCCGATATCGTCTAAGGACTTGAAAATATCTACTAAAGCCTTTGCGGTAGATTCAAATTCTTTAATAAACGGAATATTATTCGGGAAAGCAAAATCACCTTGAGCCTTACTAATTAAAAACTCTATAGCATCGCCAATTATAAACAATCCATTGAAAGAACCAAGAATCGCCGCCCTAGCTTCATCTTTATCATCCCATCTTCCTAAATTAGCTATAAGCTGAAAAAATATCGGCAAGATAAAATGATAAATTGCAATCCTTTTTATAACTTGGTTATAAGGCATACGACCGGTTATTAATCCCCGAATAGCGCTATATTCTTTTCTAAAATACTGATTAGGAGCAGAAGTAAACATTGCAAACAATTTACCTAGATTATTATTCTGCCAAGAAGAAAGTTGAGATAAATAAGATGATTGCTGCGTTGAGTTACTAGCACGCTCGAACTTCTCAAGAGCTTGTTTGTGGCTTAATCCTTGTTTAATCCAATATCTATAAACAGGATATCCACCCAAGAAAATACTTGATTTATCGCCCAAAGAAGTCGGCAGCATCATTAAGTTTCTAAAATTCTTATTAGCTAAGAAATTCCTAACTGGTGTCGACTCGTTTATTTCCTTAACTTCAAGAGTAAAATCCTTTGCTCTATTTTTAACAAACGTAGAATCACTAAGAGCTTTAATCGCTTTATTAGGATTGGCTAAGAAATCAGCAACTCCGGCAATAAAATCAACTGTCGGTATCTCATCGGCATAAGCAACAAAAGCTGTCATCTGCTTAAACCATAAAGACGGATTAATTGATAATACCGCAGTCGTGTAATTAGCTCTTAATTTATTAACAAAATCCTCTGATAAATTAGAGTAAACTTTCCCTCTATCAGCAAATCCTTGTATTTTTTCAGATATTAATTTATTCATACCCTTGCCGAAATATTCTTCAATGTAATCAAAAACCTCTTTATTACTAAATACAACGTTCAAATCTCTTAACTTGTTCTGCCAAGCCATATAATTAGAAACTTCCATTATGTATTTATTAACCGTATTAAATGCACCTGCAAATTTTATCGGAGCAACCACTTCAGTCGCCTCTTTAAATCTACCACCACCGGCTAATGATTGCTTAATAGATGAAACAGTAGCGGTTATTTCTTTTCCCATATCCCTATAACGAGGAGAATAATTTTCTCTAGCCTTAAGACTTATTCCGGTCTGAACACGATTATACTCAAAAACCTCATCTCTAGTATTAAGATAAAATTCAAAAATAGCTTCAGCGACTTTTATATCTTCAGCGGTTAACTGGCTTTCTATAGTTTTAATTAAATCCTCGGAGAAAGCGTTTCCTTGTTCATCGATGATACTCTTGTAAGCGACTTTATCTTTAATCTTCATATAGAAATCTATCATCTGGTCTTTAGTCATCGTTACGTTTTTAGTTATGTATTCGCCTGTGGCATCTTTTTTAAGGAATTGAAACTCACCTAAGTCATAAACCTTGCCTAAATCATCTATATATTTACTAACCTTGCGAGAATCAGTAACACCCAAAGCCTCTTTTATTTTTTCCTCTAAAGTAAACAACCAATCATTAGCAGTTTTACGTTCTTTTAATTCTTCCTTAAATACGTCAAATTCTTTACTTATAAAGCTCTCACCTAATTTAGAAGTCTTATCTCCACCGGATAGAAAGTCCAAAGCATCATCCCAGCCAACAAAGGATTTAAGAAGATTGTTTAATTTACTTAAAACAACCTTACCTTTTGACATCTTGATGACTTCTTCAGTACCTTTGATTAATCTTTTATTATTTTCAGTTCTTAATATCCTTGCGGCTTCACCGGCAATTTTACCATTTTCATAAATATCCCTAAGAGAATTATAAACATCGATATAAGTTTCAGGACTAGCCGTCCCTAGAGCGACATCTTTAAGCATATTGTCGAATGCTTCTTCAGCCGTAACAACTTTATCAAAATTAAACTCGCTTAATTCTTTTTCTAATGTTTTCTGGTCAGTATCCATAATCTTATTAGCATTATTCATAACGTCTTGGATTTCAGAATTGTCAAACCTGCTCTTTAATCTGCCATTAATCTTTTTGGGAATAGAATTTCTTAAAATAGATTTAATCTTTTTATCAATCCGCTTAGTAAAATTGCTTTCCAATATTTCCCTTATTTTATCGACTATCTCCGGCAATTCCTTAGTTAACTGTTTAGCGGTGTTAATGTTCTTAATCTTATAAATAAAACCGCTCCTCTGTTCCTTAGGTAGGTCAGAAATAAGGTTAATGATAATTTCCTTTATATCCTTAGCCTCTTGCTCGTTATTCTTCTTAATAGCCATTGTAAGCGATTTAATGTTACTATCAATTTCATTCATCAAACTTTTGATATCCTTAGCCGCTCCTTTAGATATTTTATCGTAGAGATTATTCTTAGATTTATAATCGTCAATCATCTCAAGGATTTCAACTTCAGATTTATCAGGGAAAATTTTTCCTAAATATTCATCAGCGGAATTCTTAGCATCTAAAGCTATTTTTCTAGCTTCGGATTTCTTCATATCGGTTGATACTTCGTCCATATTCTCTAGTAATCTTAATGCCTCGTCCCATTGAGCGGAAGTTTCTCCGTAAGTTTCGGCAGCAGTTTTATTCATAAAGTCATTGGCAATTAAAACATCAACTAAATCATTCTCGTTAGCAATTCCGGCATCTTTAACAAAAACAGTCTTATCAAAATCCTTGTCGATTATTCCTAACTTTCTCGCCCATTCTGCATTTATGCCACCGACTTTCTTGCTTCTCAAAATATTAACAAGCTTCTTAGGTTCTGCAGGTACTCGCATATGCGACATTTTAATCGCAGTTTCAATATCGTTTAATCTAACCGCACCGAATTCATCGGCAATGGAAACGATAGGATTTTTATCCTTAGTCGCTAATCCGCTTATGCCGTCAGATAATTGCTTAATCCTGCTTACAACGCCGGAGATTAATCCTTTATTCTCCACAATATCATTCGCAGATATTTGTCCGCTAAATAACTTTTCAAACTTACGCTCTTTTATAGTATTTAACTCGGAATAAAGCTTAGTTCCCTCATCTGTAAACACCTCATCAATGGATTTCCCACCGACTAAAGTATCGAAAACCGCTTTAACTTCAGGATTAATATAAGTCCTCAAACTAGAGAAAGATTTATAAATCTCAACAAGCCATTGTTTGAATGTTTCAAATGCACTAGCTAATCTTTTATTAGGGGATTTACCCTCCATAAAGTAAGCCTCAAATGCCATGCCCATACGCTCAAGAGCATCTTCTTTTTCTTGCTTAGTTCCATTCTCATCATAGCCGTAATAGTCCGCAAGAGTGTCCCATTTCTTTTTAGCGACAGGACTTTTTATACCGGCTTTCTTTAATTCCAAAGTAAATAAGTGTCCAAATCCCTCGTGTAAGAAAGTGGATAAATCGGCATCTAATAATCCTATTATGTACCCTGTCCCAGTTTCATTCTCTCTTATAAATCCACGCTTACCTTGCTTATAAATATTAGGGTCGGCAGGATCAATTTTTTGCAACATAAAGTTATATAAATAATTATTAGCTTTCTTATTATTTTTATTAAACATTTTCAATGTGTCTTCATAGCTACCGTATTTTTCTCCAGTTATTTTTTGATATTCTTTATATAAATCTTCACCTGATAATTTATCCCAACCTTGCTCTTTTATTTTGTCATTAAATGACTGTTGTTTTTGTTTTTGTTTAGCTTCAAACATTATTTCTTTTTGTAAACTATCTATGTCAAACTCTTCTACATCAAAGAAATTAATTTCTTTCATATCCTTACCGATATGATGCCATTCTTGAGGTGATTGACTTGTCTCTATTGCATCGGCACTAATATCAATTCCTTGTTTCTTAAATGCTTTGGATATTTCTTTGGCTGTTGCTAACCCGTTGCTTTTTGCAATTTCTGCATTAACAGAATCACCTTGTTCTGTATAACCTCTCCCTACTGTACCTTTAGATGGAGTTGTAATAGATTTACTTATAACTTCTTTAGATACGGGGATAATAAGAGATTGTTTTATATTTTTTAATGTTTCTTCAGAAATTTCAGTTAATTCCTTTTGCTGTGGGGTTAAATCCTGCCCTAAATCTCCATCTTGAATTTTCTCGCCTTTTACTATCTCAAAATTAGAATGTTCTTTATAGTAAGTATAAGGGTCAATACCTAGTATATTCCCCATTTTAAACGCATTAGCACCGAATACTTTAGATTGTTTATTAGCTTCATCTACTGAATATCCGGCTTCTTTTAACTTATTAGCAACGTCAATTTCCACTTGAGTTACGCTGTTAATCTTGCTTACTTTATTAATAGCAGTATCCAAAGCCTCATTTGCTTGCTCAGGAGTGTATCCTTTAGCAATTAGGTTATCGGTAATAGTCTGTCTTTTTTCTCCGTCAATTCTTTTTACTTCCCTTGAGAATTCTTCAGGAGTATAAGCATCAGTTGACGGGTCAAGTTCTTTAGAAAACAACGTGGCGACATCACTCATTATGCCGTCTTTATCTTGATATAATTGAGTTACAGTATCTTCAACAAATTTATTAAACTTTTCCTCGCTCATTTCTTCCGGCTTAGAAATGGTTTTCATAATTGCCTTAATACTAGCTTCAGCAGTTCCACCACCAACGAAACCTAACATACCGGAGTAAGTAATCGCCTTGGCAGTTTCTATATTAGTCCGCTCTCTATCGCCTAAAGTCTGCATAAACAATTCTTCTTGACCTTGCTGAGCAGCTTCTTGTAATGCGTTAATAGTTCCGCCCTCTAAGAAGTCAGCAACAAAAGGAGTTAATTTCCTTTGAACCGTTTTAGATTTTTGAAACACCTTAAGGAAAGAATTTAATCCAACAAACTCTAAACTAGCCTCACCTATTCCGGAAAGATTAGAAGCAAACAACGCCTCGTTCTCACTTGCTCCATTATCGATAGCCTCAAGATAATTTCCTGCTCTTGATATTTCACCGAAAGCCAATCCCATTACAGTTGGACTTCTGGTTAATAAGCCAGCAGTTATAGAAACGCCTATCCCGCCTAAATCGGCAGCAATACCTTGGACGTCTAGTCCGGAATCTTTTAGAAACTTATTTGAGTTTTCCCTTACTTTATAGGAAGTATCAATCATTTGTTTCTGGTAATCATTCCATTCCTCGGCGTTTTTATCTAAATTAGATAATCTCTCAAGCATACCGAACATTGTCGTATCTCCACGACCTGTCTTTGCTAATTCTGAAGCATAAATCTCAGTTCCGGCTTTAACTGTAAAATTAGCCATACCTTTAGCAAAATTAGTAAAAGGCTCTAAAACTTCACCATAAATACCGGATACGTTAGTTTTCATAAGGTAATCGCCTTTATTTGCCTTATCTGCTTGGGTATCAATAGCAAATCTAGTGTCAATTTCATCGAAGATACTCGGAACGTTAAATGCCCTATTAGTATCAATATCAAATACGTTAGATGATTGCTTATCTAAGAAAACAGAATTATCCCCTAAAGACTGCACTCCACCGTCAAGCTCTTTGTTGGCACGCTCTAAATCATCAGCTAGATTAATACCCTGCATTGAAACTCCTATATTCTTCTTCTGTAATGTTGTGATAACTTCCATCTGAAGCCTTAGTGTAATATTTTAGATTACCCTGTCCGTCAGTATAGCTTCCGGCTTTTAATAAAATATCATTAGTTAAATTAATAGACGGCATTTTCAAATCGCCAACAGGTTTCACAGGCTCTAATCCATTCCTACTAAGTATCTTTGACGGCATACCCTCCAACCTATTAAATACAGGATATTGAGCTTTCTTTGACATTTCAATAGCTTTAGTAGCAGCCGCATTGTAAACTTCTAATTTCTCTATTGGAGTTCCTCTATTAGCCAAATCCATTAAAGAAATATTCCTCTTAGCCGCTTCATCATTTAGAGCATTAAAATAATAATCATAAAGCTGAACTTTCTTTTTATTATAGTTAATATCTCTAATATCTTTAGCTTCTTCCTTTTGCTTCTTTTCTAATCCTGAAGGTAAACTTGGCTTACTTCCTATAAATTCATTTAATTGGCTAAATCCGAAATCATCACTAAACAAACTCGTCTGGTCAAATCTATCAACCTTATCCTTGTATATTTCAGCCATAGGCGTTACAACTTGATTAATTAAACTGTTAGCTTCATCTTGCCCTAGAGATTTATTATTCAAACCCTTAACAATAACACTTTGCAATTGCTTTAATCCTTTGGGGTTTTTCTTAATATCCTCATTACTCAACATATCATAAATATTAGCTTTAAATTCATTTTTAGCTTCAGGAGTTAATTCCGGCTTCTTTTCTGCCGACCAGCCATTCATTTTCATAACTAAGGACTTAAAATCCTGTGAATGATTGCCAGTTTCTAAACTTTGCTGCAATTCATCAAAAGGAATATTTTCTGTTTGGCTTCTTAAAATAAGAGAATTCTCTCCATTAATATCTACCAAAGCTTCCTTCTGCACCTTGACTTCATCAATCCTACCTAGACGATTAAATGCCGCTTCCTTTAGCTTTAAATGGACTTCAGGATTATTAATGTCATTTGCGACATCTTCCCTATTTAGAAACTCAATAGCCTTCGCTGGATTATTATACATTAATCCACTTGCGTATTCTCTGATTGCATCGCTTTTGGCGTTATCTAATGATTTTAAAGTGTCATTCTTACCAAGCACAGAACTAGCCGAAGCCGCTAAATTATTAATAGAAAAATCCCAATTCTTTTTTAAGTCCAAATAATTGTCATTTCCGGTTTCTCCGGCTGTAGCTCCAGCTAAATATGCGCTTTGGTTCATAGTTTTCATAGTATTCTGTAAACTATAAATAGTATTCTCTTGGTTCTGTTTTACACTCCAAGCCTGATTTGACATATCATTGTTAGCTTCTAGTTCTTTTAATTTTAGATTAAAATCATTCTTAACCAAAGGATTTACTTGCTCTTGCATTTGATTGAATAAATCGTTTCTTTTAGAAACATAATCAGGATTTTTCCAATCAGGATTACCCGATGAATCGATTCTAAACTGATTTGTTAATTCAGATAATTTAAGCTGAGTTTGAGCTAAAGTGTCAGTCATTTGCGCATTGGCAGATTGATAAGCTATCTTTTCGCCTGTTTTCATTAAAGTACCAGCAGCTTTCTCATAAACATTAGTGGTGTCTTTAGCCTCTACATTAGTTACCTGTTGATAATATCTTCTCTTAGGTTCTTCTACCATTATTTCCTCCAAGCTGAAGTAGAGATTACATTAGGTGATGAGCCTGCTTCCGCTGTAATGGTATTACTTCCAAATCCAAATCCATCGCTAAAATATCCACTGTTATAACCTATCAATGCGGCAGAGCTTACGCCACTAACTAAACTGTTCATCGCTTCTGCCCGTCCTGCTGTAATGTAATTCTTGGACTTTTGATTATAAGAATTAGCAGTTGCTTTCATATCTAAATTTAAATCCAATAAATCAGCAACTCCAGTGTCGTAAGTTTCAGTAATAACATCCGAAGGTGTACCTTCTAAAGAAAGCCCTGAAGAAAGAAACGATGTCTTTTGGCTACCTACTTGTGAAGCCGTGGCTTTTTGTAAAGCAGAAGCTTGTTTCTTCATCTTAGCTAATTCAAGATTACCCTGAGCTACCGCGGCATCTGCGTTTGCCTTAGCTTGTTTATTAGCCGATACAGCCCCCATTATTCCGGAGCCAACCGACAAAGCTATCATTGTTTCAATTCCCATTATACTACACTCCACATTCTAGCATCTTTTCCTTGAGAATATTTTCTCCGTATTCCCTCGCAAGTAAAACCTAAGAACTCGTGCCAACTATTCAACTCAGGTGTGTCAAAACTACACGTTTCTAATCTTATTGCTTTAGTTTTAATCATTTCGTCCTTAATTGCTTTCTTAATTATCAAGCCATATTTGGCATTCATCTTTTTAGAACAAAGTAGAAATCCTGAGAAACACTTATCATCATACTCTAAATATGACATTATTGCAATTATTTCTCCGTTAAATTCGAACGTATAACTTACAGAATTTTCTAAAAGTAAGTTTATATCTACTTTTCCTAAACCACAAGTTAACCCGTTTAAATCTAATCTCTCAAAATCTCCTCTTGCGAACTTTCTCATATTCCTGCCTCGTACTTAGCATTAACAAACAAACCGCATATCTCAAAATGCATTGGTTCTTTTTGTTGGATAAATACGACTTTGTTTCTTTTAATGTTGTCTGATATAGTACTATGTTCATCTCCATCAATTGGCAAAGGGGGTAACCCCCACAGTCCATCTGTGTCGCATAATTGAACCGAAGACATCTTATACTTACTAGTCCCAACCAATCCACCGGAGGAATTTATCAATCTTAATACAATCTCATAAACACTCTTAGCATTTATCTGAGTATTAACCCCTTGAGAATAGAACCCTAAATCAAAAGTCTTAATTTCTCCTGTATATTTTAATCCTATTTTTACAGTGTGAACTTGAGTACCTAAAGAAATTGCCCCACTTGCAACAGTAAAATCACCCAAATAGCCACCATTTGCCACGACTGAAACAGATTGACCTTCAAATATTGTAAGTCCTGATATTGAAGAAAAACTTAAATACCAATCTGTATAAGTATTAGAGGTAGGAGCTCCGTTTAATTCTGATACAGTAACCACAGTTCCAGAAGTATATTCAGTTATTTCAAATCTACCGTGTTCATACCCTGTAGAAGTCTTATAGAAAATATACTTGCCAACATCTCCAGCGGAGAAAACTGAACTTGTAGCCGTTATAGTATGAGCTGTCGGGCTATAAGTAATTGCGTTACTTTTTAAATCTTCATAAGACTGCATACAATCCAAGAAATTACATTCTTGGAGTTTATCAGCAACTTTATAAGCATAAGCGATATCATCTGTTTCAATATCATCAGGGTCATCACCTGAGTAAAAATCACTTCTTATCGGGAAATCAACAAAACTTGATAACATTTCTAAGCGGTAGTCACCACCTCTGTCTATTAAGAGAAATAATCTAGGATATCCATTGTTATCGGTTATCGTGGCTATCTTCTTTATCAGTCCGTCGGTTTCGTGTAAATGCCAAGAAACTACTTTTTCATTTAAATTAATATTCGTAGACAGTAATTTACCATCAGAACGAACCATAAATATTAAATCGTGCTTAGTTTTTATTCTTTTTAACTGTGAAACTCCACCTTGTGTTATGTCATATGAAACAACATTAGCATCTTCAGATACGAAACTTTCAGTTAAAAGATTATAATTAAACGAATATAACCTTCGTCCGGTTAAACTTTGATAGAAAACTACACCGTCCTTTATAATAGGAATAGTTGAATTGGCACCTTCGGAATTTACCTTAGGAGCCTCCGCAGAGGTCGGAGTTATAGGGTCGCCTACATCTGCCCCGTGAATAGTACATAAACCCTCAGAAGACCCCACAACCAACGAAGTAATGGCAGGGAATAGCCAACTTATTTCTTCGGTTATTTCCGAAAGCGTAAGATAAACAGCATCATCGTCATCACTGCCAGTGGCAAAATTATCATAATCACCCACTACACTTCCCCAAACCGTGGTAATCTGCTTGTCAGAATTAGCATAAAAAAGCCTTCCGTTATGGAAACAACACGCTGAAGGATAACATCCTGTGTAAAAAGCTCCCAATCTCCATCTTGTAGTCGCAGTAGAAGCGCTTAATGTATCTCCCATTACTGTCGCAGTAACGTGAGTGGTATCTGTATAAGCTGTTACTTTTAACCAGAACCAAGTTACGACAGAACTCACAACATAAGCAACTCTTATTAATCTGCCGACATCAGTAGAAGCAAACAAAGCGGCACTAGCCGTTACGGTTACCGAACCACTAGTCGCTGAAAATCCCAATGTTGTCGCCGTTGAATTCTCAGGTAAATATGGTCCGTCTTTAAAATCAAATGTAGCCATAGTGAAAGTAGTAGCGCTTGTGCGAGTTAATTTATAAGGAGCTATTCCGTGATGAGTCATATACATCACATCGGCGTTTTGTGCCACTTGAACTGCTTTACTTTGAGCCAAAGAATAAGGACTTGTTACCTCTAAAGGTGAAGCACCACTTAATACATAACCAAAATTACCCACAGAATCAAACGTCATAAATCTAAATTTAGTATTATAAGCTAAAACTAGATAATTCTGAGCATAATTAAATCTAAATTCAATCATATTACAATCGAATAAATCTTCCAAGTATTCAGTACCAGGCCTATAAAGAGCATTACCTTGAAAATTTGAAATAAAATTAATAAATCTCTCAACCCCAGACGAAAAAATAGGTAAATCGAATCTACCTTTTAAGTTGGAATCCATTTGTCCACGTGAGAAATTATTAAATACTGAACTAACTTTCAAAGTTTTTCTCCGAACATAGGTGTTTTACTCCATCTAGCAGTTCTAAATTTAGAATAATTAATCCTAACAGGTCTGTTTTCTTGGTCACTTTGTGCCGCTACTTTGGATAACTGTCCCGGTAGAATACTAGAAAGCATTTGTAGTTTTTCAACACTTTGTGTAATTTGCATACAAGTATCAAAAGCTAGTTGCCAAGACAATAACTTAGCAAAATCAACTGTGAATTTAGTTACATCCGTAATATCAGAAACATATCTAACTGGAATCCCATCTGTGTAAACTTCGCTTATTTGTAATTTATCACCTTCGATTGTATAGTTATTTAATTTTAAATCTAGAGTATCGACTCCTTGAAACATAAGACAATCGTGAGAAATTTGATATTCATAAACATAGCCAAATACCGGAGTTGTAGTAAGCAATGCCCATTTAGCACGCTTTAATGCAAAATTAGGCTTTACCAATCTTAGTAAATCCTTACGACTTAAATCATACCATAAATTAAAAATCTTTTCTTCGTCTTTGCGAGGGGTATCAATATCCTCGACAGTAGCATCGCTGCCTAAGTGTCCTAATGCCATATTGCATATAACAACTTTAGAAATAGCCATTTAATCCCCTATCAGAAGGAGGGAGGCGAACCTCCCCCAATCAATTGTTAGAGTGTAGTTGCTTGTTCGACAATTAAATCTAAATCAAGCGTAACATCTGCAGTAGTTTCCTTGGTTTTCATTTGAATACCAACGTAAACTTGACTGTATCCTGAGTCAGAGTTTAAGCTAAGAAGCTCACCAACAGACTTGGTACGGTCTAGCGAAGTATTAGCAGTTAACAGGTCGTAACCTGCTATCAAGCCAGAGCTTGCAGTCCAATCAGCACCATCAACAAGGATATCAGCATCGATAGCAGTGTATGTGCCATCAGCGTTTTTCTTGTAGAAACCAATATCGTTATTCGCAGCAGCAGCTAAATCGAAAGCCTTACCTACTACAATACGATGAACGCGAGAATTAATATCTACTGCGCCTAAAATCCAAACATCATTGTCAGCAACTTCCGAAATATCAACAAAAAGCTGAGCCGGAATAGTTACAAGTTGTTTGCCAGTAAAGTAAACTGCATCATTTGGTTTTGCAGCTGAACCTAAATTTTGAAAAGTAGCCATTATTTTTGCCTCCTTATATCGTTGTTTTAAGTTCTTGTACTTTAGAACCTTCGATTCTCATTGCATTAATCCACAGGTCAACTGTGATTAAATAAGAATCAACATAAGTTTCCTTGGCTTCTACAACGTCTAATCTTCCGATTTCCATTGATAAAGCAATTGACTTAGGAGCTAAAACCAAACAAGAACGATAAGTTACACCCTCAACAAGAATAGGATTTACAACAGTTGAACCACCGGAAACAGAACCAGCAAATAGCTGTACGCCATAAGTTCCTAATCTGTCCATAATTCCTTTATCAACCGGACGATTAGTGATATAATCGTTGTTGGTAAATTCAGTTAATCCCATTAATGTTTTATTCTCTTTACCTGTTACACAAATTTGCGAACCCATAAATTCAGAATAAGGAATGTTGTTATTAACAAAGTTCTGTGTAATTTCCTGTATCTTGGCGTAAGTTAAACCAGCAGAAGCATCAACAGTTAAAACACCATCAGTTGCCGCACTAATCGCTGTACCAGTAGCGCCAGGGTCACCCACAGTTACAGTGCCAACAGCAGCGGCAGCAATAACGCGGTCAATAACTCTGTTCTTTGCATATACTAACTGATTAACCAAAGCACCTGTAGGGTCTGTTATCAATTCATTAATGTCGTGTTTCTTGTCTATTAAGATAGACTTTGTGAAACGTCTTTTAGTTAATTGACGATTATCAACTGAGTAATCAGACGGAGCAATAACGGGATTTCTGCCGCTAGTTTCTGATAATTCTAAGCCACCAATTCTTGGTAAGTTGTGAGTTTTTCCTTTAGAGTCTAAATACTGAATTGCAGGAGATGAACCTAAAAGAGTATTCTTTTGTTGAGCCAAGTCGTAAAAGTTCTGTTCGAACGTAAGTAACGCAGCTTGGCTAAGTGAAGGAGCATAAGTTCCCATAATAACCTCTCTATTTTAAAAGTTTCAAAAAAAATTAACCATTTGCGAGGAGTTGTCTACCGCAATGATAGATTCTTCTTGTCCTTTGTGAGTAAAGAACCAAACCTTTTATGGTCGGGTCTACTAGAGAGGTTGTCCGATTGTTGTTACAATAACACAAGTGTGATATATTTGCAACAGTTATTTTAAACTTTACTTTATATTAATTATATGATAACCTTGTATTTGCAAGATATAGATGTGGGAGGGTACCACATTATGGACACTTCTATAAATATCCTTTGACGGAAGTAGGATTCTAGAAGTCTCAGCTTTCAGGAAAACCAGTTGGATACTTGAAAATGGAAGCCTCAGTTCAACTCTGACCCTGTCTTGTAAAAATAAAAAAACCCTCTAATGGTATATGCAGCGTTAGAGGGTTTTACTTTATAAAAAAATAAATTTATCCAAATACTTTCTTATGCAATGCCGCATATCCGATATTAGGATGATATGAAATATTACTCTCAGCGGCTAGTTTCTTTAGCTCATCTAAAGTAAATTCCTCACTCTCTGCATCTTTTTTCTTCTGCATTGATGTCAATACTTCTTCGTTTGTTAAAGTTTCTTCAGGTTCAACCTGATAGTTAGATTTATCCAATATCAAACTAGGAAAATCACTTAACTTAGTAGAATTCTTAGGAACATCTCTTTTTAATACTTTCTCCATATACTCCTTACAAGCCTTAACCCTTGCTTCAAATAAAGAAACCTGTTGATAAAGAGGTATCGAATTAAGATGATGTTTACAAGCTAAATACTGTAATCCTAACCAGTCAAGTTCCTTAATGTCCTTTCCGTCAATAGGGCATTCTTCGTTAACTTCCTCTACCTCGTCAAGATAAACTGTTTCAAATTCCTCGAAACGCTCAGTATATCCAGCATCTTTAATCCAAAATCCTATTAAACGATTAGCATTCTGTTGATGATAAACCTCATCACATACAGGCATTAGTCCTGTACATTCATAGTCTATTCTTTTTCCTGCTGCACCGTAACCATTTTTGTAAATTCCATTTACATTAAACTTTAACATACTCATTTTAACCTACCTTCAGCCCTGAATTTATCGGACATTAACTTATTATAATTATCTAATTCAACTTTCTTTTCTGCTTCTGTATGATTTCTACTAGATAAAGCCTCTAGTTTTCCACGAGATTCATTAATCTTTACTTTCAAATCATCAAGTGAAACGTTAGCCATACTTGAAGGATTATTGATATTAGCGGATAATTCTTTAACTCCATACTGCTCTTTAATCTTAGCCATTCCTTTATAAACTTCGACTAATGTATTATTATCAGCCTTGTCTATAAATTGCTCTCCGAATAAAGATTTAACATCGTTGTGAATTTCAGCAAGTTTCTTATCGTCCTTGAATACTTCTCCGACCATTGTCTTAAATGTTTCAGTTCCGTAGAGTTTTTCTTGTATTGCGGCTTGGTCTTTGAAGTATAATTCAGAAAGTTTCTTAGCTTGATATTCACTTAAACCCGCTTCGTGAAGCATAGAAGATGTTAACTCCTTCTGTTCAGGCGTTAAGTTTTCAGGTAATGAATATTTTGTTTTATCTTCAGGTCTTAACTTAGATAAGAACTCATCAGCTTCTTGCTGATTGTTCCAGTCAGGTATACCAACTGTTTTTTTACCTATAACCTTTGATTGGTTTACGAAACTCTTAACCAAATTATCAACGTTTAGAGTCCCGTCAGCATTCTTAAAATTAGTTATACACCCTTCTTGGGCATATTCTTGCGGAATATTAAATCCACTTGGCACCGCAGGGACGACAGGAGCAGCCTGAACTGGAGTATCTGTCGGTTGTCCTTCAGGAGCAGCCGTATTTTCTTCCATTAATCAATCCTTTCAAAGTCATTTCTAACTTTATTGTTTAATAAACGGAGCAACATTAAATAAACGTCCCTCCGACCCTTTGAGTAAGACAACCAAGACGAATCAAGGTTAGGCTTAACATCAAATACTTCTATTCCACTAAAAGACTTAATAGCCTTAAGTAATAATCTTCCTTCTTCAGTAGAGAAAACCTTATTAGCCACTAATTCGAGCTTTTTATATTCCTCGTTTATCCTAGCCGCGTTCTTTTCTTGGGCTTCATTTAGCTTTTTTAACTGGTCAACTACATTCATTTTGCATTCCTCATCAAAGATTGCGCTGTAGCAACATTCTTGCCAGCCTCAGCCCCTACCTGCACTTCTTGCATTTGCATCATCTTAGCTTGAGCTTCCTGTTGAGCAGTAAGTAAATCCTTGTATTGCCTCTCTCCGATTAGAACAGAAGCATCAATGTTTTGCTCCTTAGCCACTTCAGAAATTAACTTATAGAAATCAACTGCCATTAAAATTTGAGGATTAACTTGAGCAACCATACCTATTACGTTCATAAACTGAATTAACGCTTCAAGTTTCTGAGTGTTAACAAGATTAGTCATTCTGTCATTAGGTTTAACATCGTACCATTGACGACCTTCTTGTACTGCGTTCCAAATAGCATCAGGGATAATTCTATCCGACAGATTAGAAAGTTTTAATTTACTTGCCAGCTGTTCATTGACTCTAGGAGAAACACCAAGTAAACCCATAGACATACTGTGGGAAGCCGCGACCTTAGCCAAAGGATAAATAAACTCATTGTACTGTTGGCTTAATACCCCAGCTAGAGCTTGCCCTCTAATTACAAACCTCTGTGAGCTCTCTGCGGCTGTCATTTGTGTCTTAGAGTTAAAATCTAAAAGCATATCAATCTTAAATGCGGAAGAAATCTTCTCATTAAGATATGGAATTATGAAATTAATAATCCCACTAGGGTCTTTAACGTCAAACAAAGGAAACATAGGATTAGATGAATTGCCTTGCATTGCCTCGTTAAATACGACTAATCCTTCGGAAGAAGTATCAATTACCTTGTCACCAAATAAAGATGAATTATAAATGCCCATCGGAGGAGAGCCCATCTTTTCGATTATCTCGATTAATTTACCAACAACGTAATCTACAGTTCTAATCGTACTTAGAACCATTGTTCCAGAAGAACGACCGTAAATCTCTCCTCTAATTCTAATCGGTCTACATACACCAATAGGAAACTCGGCGTAATCTTCATCAGCGAATATTCCTTCATTGTTGTCTTCAGTAAACCAAATACCTTGATATTTTGTTCCTCTTGCTCCTTTTAACTTAGGTGAGTAATCATCACGGGGAAAAATACCGTGTATTATTTTAAATTGTTCGTAATTTCTTCCGGCACGATAAGCCTGAACGACTTTATTAGGTAAACGATTTAACTTTTCAGGTGATAATTCTCCATCAACAAAGGCAAATTCCCTTACTATTTGATTAGCACACCAGTTATAATTAATAAATATGTACTCTACTAGTCCGTTTTTACCTTCGTCTATTGCTATATTATCTACACCGTAGCCCTTAGCAATGAAAGCCGTCTGAGAACGTCCTTGTTTATAATCAGGATTCTTATATAATCCAACTCCTGCCGTTCCAAATGCAACATCATCATAAAAATAAGAAGCCGCTGAAGTAACAAACCCACTCTCCGGATTAGTTAAATGCCGCATAATCTGCTTAGTAACAAACTTATAATAAGGACTGACTAACTCAATTCCTCCAGATTCCCTGATAATATCTTCAGTTGGCGTATATTCCCAAATTTTATTATCATTACCGCAAACAATCCCGTTTAAATAACTAGAAGATTGCTCAATTGACATCGCTGAAGTAGGGTCATCTACATACTCATCAAGCTGATTAGCCGCTGTATTATTGGCTAGATTATTGTCATAGTCAATATTACACCTAATCCCTGCGTATTTTGCAATATCTCTCCATAAAGGTTTATACTGCTCTCGCTTAGATTTTAATTGATTATATAATTCTTTAGCCTGTTTAATATCCATATTAGTTTCCAAACAATCCGCTTTTTTTAGATGTTGATAATACTTCTTGACCGGACATTCCACCTGATGTCGCTGTTAAAGCAGAGCGAAGTTTCTTTAATTTTTCTTCTTCGTCTGTAGTTGTAGCAACCTCTGCATCTGTACTCGCCGGAGTAACTGAAGTAGTTGAACCTCCTAATATGCTACTTATTGCACTGCCTATAAAACCCATTATGCTCTCCTTTCTCTAAATTGCGCCCTTTGATTTGTGCGCTTATAATTAAAACTAACTGCTCTATCTGAATAGTTAATTTTCCCTAAATATCTTTTAATCCCTACTATAGCCATCATTACGCTGTCAGCTTTATCCGGACTGTGTATTCCCTCTGATTTCATATCTTGTTTACTCTTGATATAAATCCTGCCGTTAGAATGACGATGTGGGCTTAATTGAATTGTTTCCATTTCCTTTAAAGTCTGGTCTGAACTTATAATTAACCAGTCATTATCTAGAAATTCATTGAAACTTAAATAACCATCAGCTCTTGCGTTTCCTGCATTTAAAGCTATTCCGTCCGTGGTAGCTCCATTAAATCCAAATAAATTATTAATTCCTAGTTCTTTCATCCTTTGGAACATCGGCAATCCTAACCCTCCGGCATCAACCACTATAATATCAGGTTTGTACTTACCAATCAGACCAACAACCTTGCCAACGCTTGCCATTGTGTTGATTTCCGTCCAAACTTCCTGTGTTTTAAGCTCCCAATGCGTATTGGAAACCCTCTCTAGAATAGAAGCAACACAACTATCGCCTCCGGAAGCCGCTAAATCTATGCCCATCACAGTTTGTCTTTTATACAAATCGCCAATCGGTTCAATAGTTTTGCATTTATCCAATTTCTCAACAGAAAATAAATAATTATCAGCCCTATCTAAAGGCTGTCCTAGCCAGATATGATTATAATCTCGCTCATTCCTAGCCTTGCATTCGTTAGCTTCATCGATTAAAGTCGAAGGACAAAATGGATTTTCAAAGTAATCAATATGAATATGAAGGCAATCAGGACGATTAACAAATAAAGAATACGCAGGGTCATCACGCACAAATCTATTCATACTGAAGATTATTTTAGAGTTTTCTGCACGAATTGTTGGAACTATAACGTCAATGGTCGGCTTGGTTAAGCTCTCAGCTTCATCACACCACAGAATATTAACACCCTCAAGCCCTTTAATGCCGACAGCACCCTGTTCACGGAAGCCCTTAAAGCGTATTTCTGAACCTTTACTTTCTATTTTAGCCTTTTGAATTGTGAAATCTAAATCATATTCCCTTATTAAATCCACTAAAATAGTGTAAACGCTCTCATCTATGCTCTTTTGAGTTTCACGTCCGCACACAATACGCACATTGTAAAGCTCTGCAATGTATAAAAGTAAGCGGGCGATAGAGTTACTTTTGCTTGAGCCTCTACCACCCTCAATTAGAAAATATCTATACTTGTCAAAGTCCGTAATTAACGGAAGTAACTTATCTGGTATGTCCAATAATTTCGGAGCTTCTATCATATTTTCCCTTAAAAGTAGGTATAAAGCCCACAAAAAGAGCATTTTTACCTATAAGTTAATAAAACAACAACTAATAGTTATACCAATCTATAGAGCAAATCCACAGTAATTGAAGCACCGGTAGTAGCCGCAGAACCAACAGTTTTAATAATAACGTTCTTGCTTACTGTACAGTCACCGAAATAACCAGCTCCACGAGTAACATTTGTAGTTCCATCAACTAGATAAGCGTTAGCAGTAGCCGCCGCAACCGCAATTGATTGAATAGGAACAGCCGTGCCGTTATCGTCTGTAATGTCAAAGCTAGTAGCTACAGCCATATTGCCTGCACCACAACGAGCCGCAAAACCTACAACGTGAATCTTCTTACCAGTTACCGCGGGAATTAAAATTTTACCTGCGTTTAATTCTGCCAACGTAACAACGCTTGTAATGCCATAAACGACGCCGCTAACTTGCTGAAGAGTATTCTTACTAATAAAATTAGCCATAGTATCCTTGGTAGGATTACCATTTGCATCAATTAACATTACGTTTTCAGTCGTGTATGAAGCCGCCACAGCGGTTAATTCATCAGTTCCTTTGTATGCTAAATCTCTCGTACTCATTTCTTAATTTCCTTTCCAATGTTATATTTTAACGGTTTACCGTCCTTTTTAACCATAGCCATTGTAACAACTGTAACAGCCCCCTCAATGACCTGCTTATCTAAGCCTAGCAATTTAGCTTGTCCCATTATTGCATTAATAGCCGGAGAGTATTGCTCATCACGATAAGCTGATTGTTTAATTTCATCTAGTTCTTTTATTAAATCCTCAGCTGTCTTTTTATACTTTGCAATAATAGGTTTCCTAAGTTCAGTTAGCCTTTGTATTACCTTTGTGTCTGAGGCTAATTGACTAGCATTACTATCTACATCCTCAGGTTTCCATTTTGTACTACTTGGATAAGCTACTAAATATGCTTGTCTTTGTGATTTACCGCTAAATATCTCTTGAGCGAATTTCTCTTGCTGTGGAGATAACTTAATCATTAATCCTCCTTGACAAGATAGCCTTGTAATGCGCTGGATAGAGAATGTGTAGTAGCGGCTGAGTATCCCGCCAATCTAACTAAAGTCTTTTCAGGATAAGCATCAAATTTAATCTTAGTAGCAAATGAACCATAAGGTAATTGCCCACTCAAACGCCTTTCCCATAATCCACCAAAATCTTTACGGTAAATCATACTGGAACTAGCTGTTTCCTTAACCGCATTCTGACCGTCAAAATCAGTTAAAACAAAACTATACCCTGATGGTACGACAGCAAAGGCTTGACGTGATAGATTAATTCCAACTGCCAGAGCACAATACTTTGTAGCAGGAACACCAGTAGTAACGGTTCCGGTTCCGGCGTATATAATTCCGGCATTGGCAAGACCGGTTCCGGCTGATAAAACCTTTAATTCCTCTACGAAAAGAAAACTAGATGCTGTATTTACTGCCGTCTGCCCGTTAAGTTCAACGATATCTGTGATTTTATTATAGCTAGCATCAACACCTGAAACTTTAACTGTCCAAGCACCTGTGCCGGAAGTCATAACGTCATCGGTAGAACCTGATGAAATTTTAATAACACTTGCCGAGGCTTGCTCTGTCCATCCTGTTGATAAATCTCCTAGACAAGTTGTGAAACCATTAACAGCAGCTCCAGAGCCAGCAACCCTAAAATGTGAAACACCTGGGATTAAACCAAGTGATACCATTAAGTCAAATTCTGGAGAGCCGAAATTATCGTGGGACGTGAGTAAATCTTGAAAGGACATTGTAACCTCCTATTGTGAAATTTGAGATTACAATAACACACCTGTGATAAATATGCAACAGTTTATTTTGTATCTTTTTTAATTCTTTTCTCAGCCTGATTTATAGCTCTCATTATTTTAGCGCCTATTTTAGATAATATCTTTTCTCTACAAGCTTCTGTAATATCATATTCTTAGCGTATATCTCGAATATTAACTCCGAATTATCAGGGTCGTTTTCCTGTAGAGCTTGGACATAGTTAGACATCTCAAGTAATTTATTCTGAATTAGTTTAATATAAAGCATTTTCTTATTCATATTGGCTCTCCAAACACATAAATTTAGTATAATCTTTAATAAAACTCATTCTAACATTTCCGGTCATACCGTTTCTGTTTTTCTGAATAATTATATCAGCCTTTCCTCTTGAAGACTTAAGTTTGTCTTGTAGTTTCTGATAGTCCTTGTCATCGGTGTCTATAATAATTTTCTCAAGATAATATTCTTCTCTATGTAGCATCATAACTATATCAGCGTCCTGCTCTATGCTTCCAGAATCCCTTAAGTCTGACAGTGTTGGTGTTTTATTGTTTCTATTGTCAACAGCCCTATTTAACTGAGCTAGGCATATAACAGGAATATCAAGTTCTTTTGATATTTCCTTTAGTCCTTTTGTTATCTCTTGTATTTCATAAACTTTATTGTTTTTATAAGCACCAGAGCCATCTATTAGCCCGATATAGTCAATAAAAGCACAGCAGATATTATGTTTATATTTCATAATCCTTATGGAATTACAAATAGAATTTATATTATGCCGGCTTCTGTCGTTTATAAATAGTTTGTAATTATTAAGCTCTCTGCTTGCCTGTATGTTTTCATTTATCTTATATTCGTTGTATAGGCTGTTCTCTGATATTAATCCTATTGATTTTTTATTAAGCTCACT